ACATTAGCAAAATTAGGATCACCTATAGTGGCTGGATCAGTTCCAACAGTTTCACCTGATGGGGTGGCCTCAAAGAAACCTGATGTGTAGTCAATTATAAGGCTCATAGGTTACTCCTTAAACAGCAGTCGATCCCGCCATATCGTCCTGAGCCATTACCCAAGAATAGCACTTATCTAAGAATGCGTCACCTGATGATGCGTTGATGTCATCTAGGTTTGCGTGATAACGCTTGAAGTCCACCTCACGAGTGTCATCGGTAGGTGTGCTTGTAGCATATGCCGACAAGTCAATCATTACCGCGAACTTAGGATCACTGCCACGTTCACGGCTGATTGCCGCTGTGACGATGCGATAGTAAGCGTTATTGAAGGCGATACCGTATTGGCTATTACCTTCGGCGATATTATTTTGAATAGCCATTGGTTTCTCCTTTAGGCGTAAGTTACTTCGGTGGTTCTGATGTTTGCCACCCAACGGATGTTATGCGCTGCCTCACCTGTTACAGTGATAGCAAGGGCATTGTTTGTGTTATCTGCTGAGAGAGCCATACCCCAGCTAGATGAATTTGATATTACTGTTGTGGCACTGTTAGCAAGTGTGGTTGTGCCGCCGTCATTGACTAGCAATCCTTCAATCTTCCATGAGGCATAGGCTTGTGCGCCGTTTTGCATAGCAGTGATTGTACCATCAAAGGTAATGCAGGTATCACTGGCTGCTACGATTTGGGTATTTGCATCAGCTTGCCCGTCAATGGTTGCTAATACTTTCGGTGTTGCGTCTGTTGTGCTGGCACGTAAAACATAAATTGCTCCCTGCGCATCACCAGTAGTAGCAAAAGCACCTGTTGCATGGGCAATTTTACCGTATTTATCTGATTTTGCTTGGCTACCCATTGCAATTGAATAATTAGAGGTAGCTGAGTTAGAGTACCCGCCAAGTATAGCTGATCTAGTCCCACTTGCAGTGTTTAGAGAACCGCCAATAATACTTCCATTTGCACCAGAGGCAGTTGAATCTTCTCCAAAGCACACCGCACTGTCCGCAGATGCTACAGCACCTTCACCCATAGCAATAGATGCCCGTCCACTTGAAACAGCATCCAAACCAACGGCTATCGAACTAAATGAACCCGATGCTTTAGCCCGATACCCAATCGCAATACTATTAGAACCAGTCGCACCATAGGTAGACGTGTTGTTGGCTATAGCTGCTGCAAGACTGTCAACTCCGTTTGCATAACTATCGCCTAAAGCCATAGCCCTAGTTGTAGAAGCTACAGCGTCACGACCTAGTGCGGTTGAGCTGTTTCCGCCTGCATTAGCATTACGACCAAAAGCATGTGCGTCTGTATTTGTAGCGTCAGAGCCGTAACCAATAGCTATGGATTGTGCGCCTGATGCTTGAATTGCACCGCCGCCGATTGCGACTGAGTGGTTCCCCGTTGCGTCAGCGCCGTCTCCAAACGCAAAAGAGGAGTATCCAGTTGCCGTGCCTCCTATCCCAGCAGCTAACGAACTGTTGCCAGAGACAGTCAAGTTTGAGCCAATCGCTGCGGAGTTTGTGCCTGTAACGGTGTTTGCAGTCGGGCTAGATGGGTTCTCAGCATAAAGCTCTAAAGCAGAACCACCACCAGCATCTGCAAACGTAACAGCACCTGCGCCGTCTGTAGTAAGAACCTGACCGTTAGTGCCATCTGATGTTGGCAGGGTGTAGGTGCCACTAATCTGAACGGTGTCAGTTGTCCCGCCAAGAGCAATTAAGTTAGCTGTAGTGGAGAGAGCCGTGTCACCGATAGCAATGCTGTTGGCTTGAGTAGCCCGTGCAAGCTGGCCGATAGCAATGCTGTTAGCACCAGTCGCACCATAGCTAGATGTATTGTTGGTTATAGCTGCGGCAAAGCTGTGGGTGCCAGAGGCATAAGACCTACCAATAGCAGTTGAGTATAGCCCAGTTGCGGTTTTTGCCGCATAACCCATTGCTAAACTGCTTTGTGCGGCAGCAGTTGTAGCGAAGCCTATAGCCGTTGATATTAAACCAGAGGATTCCGCTGCCCTTCCTAATGCAAGAGAATTTGTTCCAGAAGCGGTAGCTAATGAACCAAATGCGAAACCTCTAGCAGCAGACGAATCGGCACCTACACCAATGGCAACACTTTCTTCACCACCTGCTGTTGCGCTATCCCCAATAGCTACTGCATTCGCACCAGTAGCAGATGGTGCAGTAGGACTAGATGGGTTCTCAGCAAGCAGCTCACCCTGAAACACATCCCCAGCCGCAGCCGTGATAAACACCACCGCAGAGCCAGTTAAGTTCAGCGCAGCGTCAGCATTGCTGCTTTCGTCTACCGTGCGTGTAAGGGTTGTCCCAGTGGCTGTGTAAGTGCCTGAGCCAATCTCCCAGTCGTCACCATCCTCAATGACATAGCGAACTACGTCACCGTTAGCCACTCCCGCATCGGCAAATGATTGATAACCAGTCTCAGCACTGCCAAGCGTGATTGTGCCAGTACCTGTCGTACTGGTGGACATCTTTGCCCTATTTACAAGAGTGACCATGTGTTAGCCCCTTATGCAGGATCAGGGATTTCAATATCTACCGCTGTCAGGCTAAACGTATTGCCTGATGTTACCGCTTGCGATGACGACAGAGAACCAGTTGCCAACAAGCGAGAGTTGCTTGTGTCAGTAATTGCAAAGTGTGTTGCTGTACCTGTGCCAGTGACAGACGCGCCAGAAACTGCACTCAGCGTAACCTTACGACCAGATGTGTCACCATCAGCAGGCGCTGAAATAGAAATGCCTGTTGCATTGCCCAGCGTATTTGTAGATGTTGCCGCTGCGTAAGTTGTTGGCTCTGCGCTGCAAATATCAACGCGGTTTGCTTCTGTATCTAAAACGGTCAAGCCGTTATCATATACGCGGTCTGCTAAAGTTGCCATTAGTAACTCCTAATTTTCATGCGGCGTCCAGAACCGCCATATTTTGACTTATCGCTGTCTACGTTAATACCATTAATTGCGTTCTGATACAACGATGCCCAAACTGTCGCGCGCGCATCCTCAGCCAAGTAAGGCGCAGAGTGCATGAGCGCACCATACAAATATGCGTCAGGGTAATACTGCAAAACCCAATTTGACGTATTTACGTCGCTTAATGGAATGATTTTGCTGTAGTAAATCATTTCCATTGTGTACTCACCGTCAGGCACAGGCCAAACGTTAATGCTGCCATCTGTAATCGCATATAACTGAGGGCGACCAGATGTATTAGCAGTGCGCTGTCGCTGATCCGACAAGTTCTGCAAGTTGCTTAACTCAAGCGTATATGTATCACCGCTTGTGATCGCCATTCGGATCGGCTCATAAAAATCACTAGGTAGCTGCGTGTATTGCGTATCAAGGACAGCCGTGCTGCGCTTTTCCATACGCCAGTGGCGCAGATTGCGTGACATGTCAGCCTCAGCCAACGTGATAAAATCCGTTATAACATTTGTTAAATCATCGCGGTCCAGAAAGTCTGCGATGCTTGCCTTTAGATCATCATAAGTTGCGAGTGCCATTTAGCAGTCCCATGCTTTGCGCGACCAATAGTTGGCGCTGAGTTTACTTGTTTTGCCTTTAATCCCGCCAGAGCGTGCGCAGTAGCTTTTCTTGCGGGCAGGCTGGTCTTTCTTAATGCTCATCTTTGGATCACCAAAATTGACCTTCTTAACCTGATCGCCCTCAACAGCAAGCACCTCAAACTTCTTAGGCCCACCACGGCGAGGCTTATTTATCGCCGTAAAGCCGTGGCGCTTCTTAGCTGCGTCGATTTTCTCTTGGCGTGTGCGTGGCATTACATTCCCATTTGCTGCTTATACATATTAAAAATGTTTCTAAGCGCTACAGGGTTGTCCATAATTCCTGCAAATGCTGCATCATCTTTAACCATATTTACAAACGCATCATACTGAGGGTCACCAGACGACATACCGCGACCTGAGTATTGCATGGGCTGCGCAAACGCATCTGCGCCAGCAAATGTAAGATCAAGGCCACCAACTGGCAAGCCGCGCTCACGCTTTTCAGCATTAGTCATTGCATCGTACTGATCTCTCGTAACGCCGCCCATGTTTATGCGCATTTGAGTTCTATTTGCTTCATTTTGCGCAGCGCTACTTGCGCCTGTTGCAACAGGACTTTCAACATTTGCCATAACATTTTCAGCAGGCATACCCAACATTCCACGCCCTGAATACTCCATAGCCCCACGCGGCATACCAACATTTCCACGACCTGAGTATTGCATTTCCTCTGGGGAGCCAGCCAACAAGCCGCGGCCCGAATATTCCATGCCACTGCGAGGCATTCCGACATTTCCCCGACCTGAGTATTGCATCGGAAAGTCTTTACCATCCAAGCGAGATGTAAGAATGCCATCCTTTGCCGCATCCTCAAGCGTTTTTGTCACAACCTTAGTTGCATTCGTGTCAGCAGCAATCCGCTCAACATTCTCCTGCGCCTCATATGGCTTTGCAAAAAGATTACCCAAGATGGACAGCAAGCCGCCGCCTTCAAATTTATTACCTGACTGACCAGCGCCACCGCCGTCAATCATATCTAGCAAACCAGTAAAGCGCGGGCCAGTTCCGTCACGCCCACTACGCAATGCATTCATGGCCCCAAGGCCAGCTAATAATCCTAAAGCAGCTCCAGCTTTCATTTTACGACCTTATCTTTTCTTCCCATTCATAACACTTAACCTGCATGATTGTATATGCTGGATATTTTACCTGCAAAGAAGGAACTCCATTCTGCATGAAATCTGCTATGCACTCATTCTCATCAACATACGCAGGACCACCGACTGCAAAGCAGTAATTCTGAGCGCATAAAAGAACAAACGCAGTAAACATCACATCACTTCTTCACTTTCTTTTTTGCAGTTTTAGCCGCTTTCTTAAACGCCTTTGAAGTCGGCGCACCTTTAGCACCAACCTTACGCATCTTTTCACCTGATCCAGCAGCTATACGCTTACGCTTCGCGTGGATATTTGCGTACAAACCCTTAGCCATTACTTCTTGCGCTTCCCCTTGCACTTACCAGCACGAGTGCAAGCCGCAGGCATAGGACAACCTTTACATAACTTCATGGCAATCTCCTTTGCCGCAAAAGTAACACATTATGCTAAACCACGCAAATTGCGTTTTATACTGCCCCGCCAAGAGCTAAACGCACCAGATAATGCAGTTGCAGCGTCACTCGCCATCGTCAAACACAAAGCATCAGCCAAGTCAGGCGAGGTCAAGCCACGCTTGCGCATCTCATCCTTGCTCTCAGCCTTCATTTTACCACTAGAAGTAAAGCTGTAGCGAATACTGGTCAACTCTGCGATGAGCTTATCATCTCTTGGCAACTTACAAGAGCGATCCTCAAGCCAACCCTTAGTCTTAAACCAAAGCTCACTCCGCAGGTTCAAATAGGTATCACCCATGCTTGGCGCTTCAGCAACATTCACACCACGCACAGGTAAACCAATTTCGCGCAAGCGATCCACCACACCAGAGCCAACGCCAATACTATCCACCAAAATCTGCTTGGGCTGTCTACTTGGAGGCAATGCCTCATACTCCGCCACAACGCGCCCTACAGTCTGCATAAGGTCTAACCCCTGCCAAGCCCTAAGCTCAGTCACAACTGGCCCCTGACGCTTACACAAAGCCGTTTTATCCGTACCAAAGCGTGCTACGTCCAAACCCCAAACACTCATGGTATCCTCATCAATCTGCACATCACGGTGCGTAGCGTTCTCAACAAGGTGAAATGGGATAATCGTGTCATCATCCGCAAGCGGAAACTCACCAAGAACACGAATGCGAAACGCATTGCTTTCCTCACCGTACCGCAAACGCATTTCGTCAACAAACTCATCACTAACCAGTGGACTATCCACACATGACCAACGCCTCGTCCACCAGCTATCCGCCATGCGCGTCTGGCTCTCAAAAAACGTTCCACTAGACCGCGTAGGGTTGCTCAGCATAATCGTAACCGCACTATGACCCGACATAGAACCAGCCGCAGCCTCAAAAACCTGCTCAGGCACACCAGAAGCCTCATCCACAACCAACATAACATGCTCAGAGTGAACACCAGCCAAGGCTTCAGGCGTTTCCGCGCGTGACGTTCTAGCAGAAATAAACATCTCACTCGGCGCAGATGTATGCTCGACACGGTCAGACTTCACGTTAAACGTCTGCTGCAAACCCTCTGGCAACTCGTTAATCCAACGCTTTAGCTCCGCAAAAAGAGCGTCAAACAACTGACTACTGGTAGGCGCAGTCACAACTACCTTATTTGGATAATGCATCATAAAAAACCATAGCATTGCCCACGATGCTGCTGTAGACTTACCAGTACCATGACCAGACCGAATGCTTATCTTACGTTCGCCAGACGCAATCGCATCCAGAAATTCCGACTGATACGGCAATGGTTCTACGCCAAGCACTTCCTGCACAAATAACGCAGGCTTCTTGCTGTAGCGCTGCACAAAGTCAATCATAGTATTTTCTGCAAGATTACTCATGGTCAATCACCTTAACCTTACGCAGCGCATCTAAATGAAAATCACCAATATTAATGTTAATTTGCTGCTGATTTTTCCCGCCGTATCGCTCAGGGTTCCAATTAGACGCAGCTAGGTTGCGCTGCCCAACCAGCATCTTAGCAAGACCTATGTCAACCTGACTAACATTGCCCTCACTTGCGTCCCGCGTGCTGTTCTCATCCAGCGCCTCAAAAATCTCTCTTTGTCTGCGCTCAGACACTTCATTCAGCAGCTCAAAAGCCTCTTCAAAATGCGCATCTGCAGCGTCACGGCGTGCGCTATCAATGGCAGCCGTAAGCTCCGCGTCAGACAAAATAAGGTTGCGCAGGGTGCCAGCGTGGATTTCCATCCGCTTTGCAAGGGACTTGATGGAGTTTCCCTCAAGTATCCACTCCCGCAAAAACTCAGCGCCACCCATTTGCTTAATTTCTGCTAAACGCTTCTTCTGCAATGACCTACCAGCCATACTAAATCCTTCTCTGATTTCGCGGAAATTTTAACATGATACTGCGCAAAAGCAAGACTAGGTGGGGTGGGGGGCTGCAGGAAGGATTACGGGTAATTGCGCACAGGGAGGAAGCGCATCTTACGAGGGCAGCACCCCCACGATTTATATAACACAAATTTTTCTGTGTGAGAATGTATAATAATAATAGGGGGTGGGGTGGGGGCCAGACGGGGGGGGTCTCAGCGAAACTGAACTGACCAGTTTAGTTTAACCTATAAGTTCAACCATAGGTAGCACGTATAATGGAGATTATGTTAAATTAGTGCTTTTCGGGTGTAATCCACTCGCCCAATAAGTGTATTGCTAGACTCGCCAGTTTAGTTTATTCGCGCGCGCCCGTGTGCGACTGGATCACTCAATGTGTGTTGTGCTGGTTTTGTTACGTTACGTCAATTTGGTTTTTATTTGTTGCACTAGTATTCCTTTAGTATTACATTGATATCAGAAACACTGGAAAGGATCAGAGCCATGGAATACGTTATTTGGGGATTAACTGCAGATCAAGTCATTGACTTAGACTTAAATGAACAACCGCTATACACCAAAGCAAAGAGTATGCGTGAAGCGCGTAAGGTGATGCGCATACTAGAAGAAAAACACAATTGTCACGCAATGCGCGTCCAAGTGATCGACGGTACAATTCCAGATTTCGCCGCAACCATTGCAAAGTGACGCTACGTAACAATAGACAAGGTATCACTGTGATTGCATAGTGATACCACAACACAACAAAGGACAAGAGACAATGCTTAACGATTATACACTTACCGAATACTGCAACGACATTGCGCAAGAGATTTGCCGCGATGCATCAGACGAAGATCAGGCAATGGATTGGGCATCAGAGAGCGCGGATAGTAGCGAATACGTCATCTATTACGCCAAGGCGCATGAACTATGCCGCGGATGCGATACTACGCAAGGCGAAGATTTCGTCGCAGATTGCTTTAGCGATGTTCCTATGACGTATGACGAAATGGCTTGCCGCATCGCATATGGCGAGATTGACGCGCGCGTACGCGCTGCAGTCTATGAAATCTTTGAAGAGCGCGAGGATGCAGCATAATGACTATACGCCCACACGTAACGCTTGCGGTAGATCAAACCCGCCGCAAGCTAATCGAAATGCAAGAGCAACTAAACGCGGACGCATGGCAAGTCATAATGGATGACTACACCCACGCAGACGCGCAACAAGTGCAATACATTGATAACGCCTTAGAGCTATTCGCAAAGCTAATAGACGAATTGGAGAGAGCGAGATGACACGTAAACAGAGACAACAGGCAAAAACATTCGCCAAAGATTTAGCAGGGTTTGCAGTGTTCGCACTTCTAATTCTAAACGCGCCAGACATAATCGAAGCAATGGCGCAAGCTACCGCAGTATTTTTAGGAGTAAAGTAAGATGGAAAAGCATAACTGGATAAACACCTTGAACCGCATGCAAGGCGAGTGCCAAGCATTGCGTAACTTAACAGGAACGCAACAAGAGGCCATTCGTGACGCTATATCGGCTCTACGCAACGCAACGGACACTTTAGGCAATGACTTCGATCTATGTCTGAGCGATTGCCGCGCTATAGACCGCGCTTTTTGGGCCATGCGCAACGCCTTTGAAGACCTTGAGCCGAACGAATACCAGATTGAGCAAATCGAGGCGCATAACCTTGAATGGGACTACGACACGCAAACGTGGCACGAAGTGGAGCCAGACGACGAAACCGTGGACGACTGGCATCCGCACCCCGTCTAATCCAATTCAGCCAATCGCCGCGCCATGTCGCGCAAAATATATTTTAATTCGCGGGTGGGTATCGTTCCGACATACTCCCCGCGCTCGCTTGTCCAGATGCGTAGCCCATCATCGTAAATGCTCCACCTTAGCGCGCTTTCGTTAGCTCCATCTTTCGCCATAGTATTTCCTTCCTTTCTTCGTCTGTCCACGGCTCCACCTGTGCGCCATATTTGCGCCGATTGGCGAAACCCTCTAATTCTTCTAGTGTTGTCACGCTCTGCAGCTTATCCGCCAACGTCAAACCGCGCCGCACCTTGAACGTGCCATGCGGATAAACCCGCGCGTTTCCTGCTGCAATTCTTGACCGCAACCATTTAGGAAATTCTTTCTTCACCAAATCTAAATCCTATTTTATGCCCTAAGTACCGAATGCACGCACACGGAACTATATCCTATATAGTTCCGTGTTTCCGTGCAGTGCATGGTCAGTGCACGTTTTTGCACGGTTTTGAACGGAACTGAACGGAATCCACACGTAACACATTGAAATTGCAGTATA